AGGTCGACTGCCTTGTCGACGTTGCTGTCACCTTCAGGGAACCGCTTGGAGACATGCTTGTATTCGACGACCGCATCGTCAGGCATGATGCCCATGTCGATCGCGGCGAGGAACTGGCGCACCTTCTCGATGTGGTAGCCCCGCTCGTCGCTGGTCACTGTCTGCTTGTGGATGTGGATGTCGAGTGACGAGTCGAATACGACCCAGAAGATGTCGCGGTTGCCTGTGCAGATCGACTGCTGGACACCTTGCCAGTACCAGTAGCGCTGGAGTTCACCTTTCCAGTGGCGTGCGATCGTCTTGATTTCGTAGACATCGTTCGCCGCATCCATGCGATCGAGTGTCGCGATCAGGCGGACGCCTGGTTCGTCCCAGCAGTACATCACTTCGGGTTCGTACAGTTCGCGACCCAACAGTTTCGATGCCATGTCTGCGACGACTGGCTCCAACGTGGTGCCGCGCATCATTGCCTGGTTCGCTTCCTGAGGCAGTGGTGGCTGAGGTGCAAGCAGGTCGGTTGCGAGGTCTGCCTGCGTGACGAACGGATGCTCGCCGTGTACGACGGCGGCGACGCTGGCTGAGATTCGTGCCAGTCCTTGTTCCGTTTTCCATCGGGCTGACAGCCATTCGGCTGACCCGTGTTCGGGTTTCGGAATCGTGTAGTGCATCTCACTGCCTTTCAGTTGTGTTGATGTTGACACCCACTCTAGGGAAGGGGTGTCACAGAGTCAAGTCAATAATTCTGACCAGTTCGGTTCACCTAACATCACGACTTTGTTGACCATGCCTTCGGGGATGTGCGTCACCATGCCGACCGTTTCCAGGTCAGGCACTTCATCGGGCATGTATGAGGTGGTGATCGAGACGTAGCCTTTCAGCGCGTCGGGATACAGGAAGCCGACAGAAACGACGTGCGCCGCTTCGGGGTGATAGTCGCTGACGTCGACCCACCCGTTCTTGGAATCGAACGCGTCAGTCCAATGCACCGCTACAAGCGACCAGGGACAACTCATCACCAACCCTCTTTCTTGCGATCTGCCTGACAGAAGACAGGAGCGTGGAACGTAATCCCATGCTTCGGTGCCACGATAGCGAGCGCCTGCTGGGGCGGTTCGAACTGGAAGTTGTTGATGAAGGCGTACTCGTCATACCCCTTGGTTGACCCGTTCACCACAAGGTACGGGGTGGGCAGGTACTGGTGCCAGTGCCCCATCCACAAGGTGGAGAAGTTCTGGTTCGTGGTCAGGTAACGCTGGGCTTTGCGGGCACGCAGACGCATGATCGGCGGGTAGATGCCACCGATGCCACCGCCACCGTTCACCTGGTCACCGTGCGTCAGCAGATGCCCGAACCCGTACACGTTGACGAGAACGTCAGTGCCCTCAGGGATGTCGAACGTGACACGCTTGTCCTTCGCGAAGTGGCGTTCCACCATCTTTGACAACAGCCAGTCGAAGTTCGTCTTGACACGCAACTTGGCTCGCGGCTTGCGCGACATGCGCCCGTGGTTGCCGACCACAGATACGACGTGCACCTTGCCGAACTCTGACGCGAGCATGTCCACCGCAGCAGCGATCTGCTCCGACCAGAACAACACCGACCCAATCATCGTGTCCTCGTTCGTCTGCGCCAACTCTTCGTGGATGTCACCTGAGAACAGGTCTCCACCCAACATGAGGACACAGCCGTCGTACTTGACGCCAGCCAGGTAGTGGCGGGTGATCTTGATGACGTTCTGCGCCCACCGTTCCAACCGCAACTTGGCGATCTCACGGCTGTACGCGTTCAGTCCTTCGACCTCTTCGGGCAAGACCACCTCGTCGAAGTGGGTGTCGGACAGCATGACCATCACCGTTGCGGCGCTTGCCTTCGGTGCCGCAGGTGACAACCATTTCGGAGGGTCGATGTGCGCGGCTTCCATCGAGGACACGACAGACAGCGCACGGTTCGCCGCCTCCAACTGTTCCCTGATCTTGGTCAGTTCATTGGTGGCTGAGTCACGTTCACGGCGCATCTTCACCAGATCAGCACGCGCCATCAACTCCTGCTCTTCGTTCACAGAATCCATGAAACTCATGCCAGGTCCAGCCCGCCTGCGAGAAGGTCGCGTCTCATGTTGCTGATCGTCCCAGTCCCGATCTTGATGCCACGTTTCTGTAGCGCCCGTATGAGCGCGGCTTGGCTGATTGTGACATCGCTGATTGCCACAACGAACTCGTCGTAGTCCTCGGGCGCGAGTTTGCTTTTGATCTCCGCAATCTTGGATTGGCGGTTGTGCTTGTAGTCGTTAGCGCGGACTTCATCCAACAGACCCATGAGTCTCCCCTGTCTTGAAGCGGTGCACCCATACCTGGCGTTCCTGCTCTTGCTGACGAAGAGCGTGGCGCACCATGTTGAGACAACCCATGTAGCCGATGGCGTCACGGGTGTTGTCTGGGATGTTCTTGCCTGTGTCGATCTCGTTGACGAGGCGTGACAGTTTCATGCACACCATGAACAAGATTCCGTCTTCCACCGTCATCAGGTCAGAGCCCATGAGGGCGTTGAAGATGTTGACAGTTCTCTGGTAGTCGTCTAGCGGGTGGCTGTAGTCGTTCTGCCTGTCCCCAGTGATGAGGTCAAATGCTTCCTTGACTATCTCCGCGCCCGCTGTCGGGTTGTGTTCCATGTTTCCCCTTCGCGAGTTGTTCAGTCTTTTCGATTAGTCGCCAGAGCGCATCCTGATCGGCTGCCCCTGGGTAGACCTTTCGCAAGAACTTCGAGAGTTCAAGCAACTCCATCTTTGTGAACTGGTGACCCATTGTCAAGCATCTCCCCGTGAAGGTGAGAGGTTATGTGCTCGGTCAGCCGTTCGTCAACTCGGTCAACTTTGACTTCTGTTCGCTGAAGGGATTTGTGCATGATCTTCAGCATGCCAAGCACAACCTGATGGTCTTCGGCGTTCTCTTTCTTGAACTGTTGGAGGACTGCGACGATGATGCCACCAACCGCCGTGACGATGGCGGCGACGATCAACGCCCAGTTCGCGTCCACTACGCCTCTGAGGGCTTGTTAGCCAACCATTCGCGGACGGCATCAGGGGCGTTGTTGCCTGCCACATAGCGGAGATGCCACGGTTCGGACTGCACTTCCCAGGAGAACCCGAAACGCTGTGCGTTCTTCAGCAACCACTCTAAGCGTTTGCCGCTCGCGTTCGCAATGTCAATCGCGATACCCAAGTTATGGTTCGAGGTGCCAGGGACAGCCATCGGTGCTAGCCCTTTTTTGAGGTACCAGGCTTTCCCTTTGTAGATGCGCGGGGTTTGTTTGAGGAGTTTCTTGTTCGGCTTGTCCGTGTACCTGGCGTAGAACCCGTACTCTTGGGTTTCGAGGGAGCGGTAGGTGTCCGCTTGCGAGGTTGGGGAGAGGTCGATGCCTTCGGCGTTGGCGGCTGCGTCCATTGCTTCGTATGCGTCAGCCGCACAATGATGGAGTTTGCCTTTGCCTTCAATGCCGCGAAGAAGCGACGAATCGAGTTCACCTGGTTTTACCCCTTTCAGGTGGTCACACAGGGTGACCTTGACTACTGGATACTTGTCAGCCATGGCTTACTTTCGGAACGCTTCGGAGATTTCCTCTGCGGTCAGTTCGCCATCCGTCGACGCGGCGGCGAGTTTCTGGAGCACCCCAGCGACAGCCATGAAGCCTGCGATCAGCGCCGACTTGACGACCGACACGCCGATGACCGCGCCGCCAGTGATGGCGGGCAGGGCGGTGGCGACAAACAGGGAGAACAACCTCTGTCCTAAGTCAAGAGTCTTGGCGATGGTCTTGTTTGCCAGTTCCATGAACCGTGTCATTCCTTGTCCTCCCCTGTCGTGAACGTAAGTACCGAATGTAGCACGAGGGCGACGCCCGTCAGCCAGAGTGCTTGGCGCAACGTCGGTCCCGACAGTGTGATTAGAACTAGACCCGTCCCCGCCAGCGTCCAGGTTTGCTCAGTGAGGTAAGCCCAGAACTTTTTCATTATCGCCGCATCCTAGTAGCCGCCCCTGCTGCTGTGATCGCGGCACCGATAGCCACGAGAACACGGCGCTCCCCGACAGGGATGTTCGAGCCGACAGGAACGTAGTCGTCCAGCCCCTCCTTGAAGATGTCCACCTTGTCTTCGAACGCGGCACGCACCTCAACAGGGGCGGCTTGCACTGCTTCGATCAGGGCTTCCTGTTGCTCTTCGTTGAGTTCACCCACCTCCAAGGAAGCGAACACTTGGGCGGCTTGGTCGGGTTGGATGTTCTCGACCGCGGTAATGATCTGTTGTGGTGATGCTTCAGCGATAGCCTGTGCTGGTGGCA